TTGCAACCCCTGAATTCCTTGAATGCCTTGCAAACCTTGAGAACCTTGCGCTCCATCAGCACCGATATATCCAGCAGTACCTTGAATACCTTGAGTGCCTTGAGTTCCCTGCAATCCTTGTAAACCTTGGATTCCTTGCGTACCCTGTGTCCCTGTACCAGTGAGTCCTTGGTTTCCTTGTATGCCCTGAATACCTTGAGTTCCTTGTGTTCCTGAGACTAAAACGCCACCGCTTACAAAACCAACCGCGGCAGTTACGACCGTTCCGCCTACACCACCAGCCGTACAACGAACAGCAATTCTGTCACCTGAAGTAACCGAAAGATTTAATCCAACGGCTTGATTACTTGACGAACCACTAGATACAGAAACCGTTTTGCCACTTGCAACGCCATTTACAAAAATTTCGGCAGTGAAAGTTCCAGTAAAATTGCTTGCTGCGCTTATGCCGAGGCTGTCAATCGTGCAGTTTTGCATAATGCGGATACCTGCTGAAGAATCAGCACCGTTGCCAAATGCAAAAAAATTGTTAGTGCTCGGGCTACTGTTTCTCTCGCCAAAAATAGTGAAATAACCACCAGTTGAAGGAATCGGTCCTTGGATTCCTTGAGTACCTTGGATTCCCTGAATTCCTTGAGTTCCTTGAGCACCACTACCTGTTAGACCTTGGATGCCTTGCGTTCCATCTAAACCTTGGATTCCTTGGGTTCCTTGTGAGCCACTTCCAGTTAATCCTTGAATGCCTTGATTTCCTTGTGTTCCTTGAATTCCCTGTAAACCTTGAACACCTTGTAATCCATCAGGACCGCGTAAACCTTGAACTCCTTGGATGCCGTTGTCACCTTTTTCTCCTTGGATACCTTGCGTTCCCTGAGTTCCAGTGCCAGTGAGACCTTGACTGCCCTCTAATCCTTGAATTCCTTGGGTTCCTTGAATACCTGTTAGACCAGTATCGCCTTTTAATCCTTGAGCACCTTGTACTCCTTGTGTGCCTTCAAAACCTTGTAATCCTTGAAGTCCAGTATCGCCTTTTAATCCTTGGATACCTTGTAAACCATCTGTTCCTTGAGAACCAGTGAATCCTTGTAATCCTTCATTGCCTTGAATACCTTGTGAACCATTTAGCCCTTGAATTCCTTGGATTCCTTGGATGCCTTGAGTTCCCTGAATACCGTTTTCACCAGAAACACCTTGATTCCCTTGGGTTCCCTGAATCCCTTGGATTCCTTGAGTGCCATTAGTGCCATTAGTGCCATTAGCGCCATCTTGTCCCTGAATACCTTGAATTCCTTGTGTGCCTTGAATTCCAGCATTACCAGTTGTTCCTGTATTACCTTGAATACCTATTAGTCCCTGAGTGCCTTCAGTGCCTTGAGAACCTTCTACACCTTGACTTCCAGTAAATCCTTGAAGTCCAGTAAGTCCTTCATTGCCCTGAATACCTGTTTCACCCTGAATTCCCTGAGTTCCTTGAACACCTTGTGTTCCTTGTGCACCTTGTAAGCCATCTAAACCTTGGATACCAACTGTACCTTGGAGACCTTGGCTACCTTGCGCTCCATTGTTTCCTTGAATTCCCTGCAATCCTTGTGTACCTGTAGTTCCTTGAACACCTGTATAAGCGATAATAAATGAAATTGTGTCTTGATTGGAAAAACCAGTTGCGCCTATACCTCCAGAAGAAGTGTTTGTTACAGGAATCTTTACATAACTATTAGTTACAACTGTTACTGCTCCAGTGACACTAAAAACTTGATAATCACTAGAGTTTGCTTTTTTCTGAATAGTAATCTTGTCGCTCTCTTTAATTAGAGCGTATAAAACATCATTATCATTACCTAGTTGGTCAAGATGACTAATGTATAAAAAGGTTGCGTTTGTTTGCGTAGAATTGTTCCAACGAAGATATCCGTTTGACGGTTGAGAATCAGCCTGACTTGTTGTATCTGCTTTATATTCAAAAATGCTCGATGAGGAACCACTGGTACCTGTGATTCCTTGAATGCCTTGGCTTCCTGTATTGCCTTGGATGCCTTGTAAACCTTGTGTTCCTTGTGCTCCCTGCAATCCTTGAACGCCTTGGATGCCTTGCGTTCCATCTAATCCCTGTATACCTGTAGTTCCTTGATTACCTTGAATACCTTGTAAACCCTGAGTGCCTTGTAATCCTTGTAATCCTTGTATTCCATCAGTTCCTTGTGCACCTTGAGTACCAGTAAATCCTTGAGTTCCTGTATGACCCTGTAATCCTTCAGTGCCTTGAAGACCTGTTTCACCTTGGATGCCTTGAATTCCCTGTGTGCCTTGCGTTCCTTGCAATCCATCCAAACCTTGAATGCCTTGCGTTCCTTGAGTTCCCTGAGTCCCTTGTAATCCTTGCGTTCCTTGAACACCTTGCAATCCCTGTGTGCCCTGTGTTCCCTGAGTGCCCTGTAATCCCTGAGTTCCCTGAATACCTTGTAAGCCCTGCAATCCTTGTGTGCCTTGTACGCCTTGTGTCCCCTGTGAACCTTGTAGCCCAAGTGTGCCTTGAATTCCTTGGATACCAACATGACCTTGGATTCCGTCAAATCCTTGGGTTCCTTGGATGCCTTGGATGCCTTGGATGCCTTGTGTTCCCTGTGTGCCTTGTAATCCTTCGGTTCCCTGCGTACCTTGGGTTCCTTGAATTCCCTGAGTTCCTTGGACACCTTGTAAACCTTGCGGTCCTTGAGGTCCCGAGGTTGAAGCCTCTACAACTACTTCATTGGGCGATAAATCTATCTCGATAGCGCCATCGGTTACGGTTACATCGATAGGCGTTTCGGTAACTGTTACTGTTATTTGACTCATCGTGTCACCTGTGGGCTAACGATGAATGCTCCTTCCAACAGAGGAATAACGGTTGTTCCAGTGACAATTTCTAAATCGTAGCGATATGAACGCGCAGTAATCGCATCCATATCTGAGGCAGAGATAGTTAATGTGATTGTTCCAGTTGCTCCTGTAATGGCGATTCGACCATTTTCGGTTGTTAAAGTAAGGACGATTGTTTCTGAAGAAGGGTGGGTTCTAACCATCATTCGCGCTGTATAACCAGTGAGATTCAACGCGGAGCCATCAATCTTAACAACTAATGTTTCCGTAAAGGTAGAACCTTGTCTAGCCTTCATGTTATGAACTCCGGGGATATAACTCATGTTATTCCTCCACTACTGGCAAAACGGGTACTTCTTCTACTGGTTTACGGTTAAAAATACCATTCTCGTAAGTGCCACCGATTTCGCAGTTTTCCTTTGCTTCTACTACTTCATCGCAATTGTGGTGGACACGAAGAATCTCTAAAAATTCAGGGTCATTATCAGCAACAATAATATTGTTAACGACATTATCTTTAATGAGTGCAAAATTCATTATTACTCCTAATACCAAACTATAACTAGACCAGCGGCACCCGCACCGCCAGCACCACCAGTGGCAGTATATGGACCCGAATTAGTTGTAACATGGCAACCACCACCACCACCGCCACCAGCGCCATAATTAGTAGAAGAAGGTGTTGTTCCAGCAGTTGCAGTTAGGTTTTGGTTCGCAGTGGTATAAGCGGCAGCGCCACCTGCCCCACCATTACCATAAGCACCACTTCCTCCACTTCCTCCTGCATATAAATTTCCACTATTTACTGAACCACCACCACCGCCACTGCCTGATGCAGTAATAGAAATATCGTTCGGGAGATATTGTAATAGTGCGTTGGAACCGTTGTAATAAATTCTTGTAGCCTGACCTGCATAAGCCGTGCCAGATATATCGCTTAAAGTTCCATTACCGTATGATGAACCGTTTCTATAAGAACTAGTCGTATACCATGCAAATCCACCAGTCGAACCGCCAAGACCGGGAATACCATAACTAATGTTAGAACTTCCACCACCACCGCCTGAAATAGCCAACCCACCAAAAGATGTAGAACCACCACTGCCACCTGCACTACCGGCAAGTCCAAAATCAAGTGTTGCTATAGAGGCACCCGCACCGCCAGTACCACCAGCACCAACTGTCACCGTTACAGCACCAGTTACATAAGTATCTGCAATACCCACAAATCCGCTACCACCCGCGCCACCACCAGAAGCGTAGTTAATATAGCCAATCCCTCTTGTAGCGACACCACCTGCACCACCACCGCCACCGCCCATTAGAAATACACGAACTGGTTTTGGATTACTTGCAGTAGCCGAAGGATGAGTAAAAGTTCCAGAAGATGTAAAGAGTTGTACTTTACCATACGGAAATTGAATACCAGCAGATGATGTAATAGCCATTATGCAACCTCAGCCCCGAAAGCATTGAAACTCAAGTTAGCGGTTGAGGCATAAACTTCCAAAATATCGGAAGCGTCACAGGTTAATCCAAGAGTGAAACTGATTGTTTCAGAGGCAAGAATCAAAGCATCATAAACAATGTAATGTTTATTGGCGAGAGTGTCGCCGTTTTCTCGCAAGGCAATACGGAAAGTCGCGGTTGCGCTGGTAGAGCGATTGCAAACGGTAATTGTAGAGACAACAAATTGCTTGCTTGCACCCACTGTAAAAAGAGTTGTCGCGGTAGTCGCGCTAGGTGCGACTTGCCCGAGAACTTTATATGTTGTGACCGCCATTTATACTCCTATCAGCATTATGGTCAAAGGATACCCTAACGCTTCGTTTTCATAATTTTGCGCTGCTACTAAAGATTCTTGAGCACCTACATTTGATGCGATTGCTGCTGAAGCATTAGCCGCGGCAGTAGGTTCAATAGGTGGAAAAGTTGCTGCGGTTATTGGAAGGCTTCCTGTATAACCGGGTGGTGCAACGATATAACCCGTAGCATCATATAAACCTTCTTGTACAACTAATCTATCTACCGCCTCATTCCATAGATATGCAGATGCAAGAGGATAGAATGCTGTGTATGTTCCAATTGGCGCTAAAGTGGCGATATCAACTGTTGCTCCTGAAGGCAGACTTATCGAATAAGTTCTACCTCCAGTAAAAAGTTCCCGCACTGTATATTGGAAAGAAGCAGGAGAAATATCACCATCGTTAGTAATTGGGATTGATACAGTGAATTGACCATTTGAATCAAGGGTTGCCGTTTCAGATGACTCAACGATGATAGTTCCAGCAGAGGCATCGATAAGACTCTCTGGAAGGCTAAAGGAAATCTGTCCTGCAATAGCATTTCCAGAAAAATCAACAAACCAGCCTTCAACTGTTCTCTGCGTTAAATTACCGGGTAATGGCATTATGCACCACCTAGAAGAAGCGGATTAAAGATTGCTGCCACGGTACTTTGAATTGTTTGAACTCCCTGAGCCGCTAAACTGGCTTGAACTGAAGCGTTCGTTGCTTGTAATGAAGATGTAGCAGCGGCAACCGCGGCTAATCCAATATCTTCGGAATATCCTTCAACTACAGTGATGCGACTTTCAACACCAGCGTATTGACCTAAAGAAACATAAAGAGATGCGGTTCCAGAATTGGCTGCCGCTGGTACAACTGTCGCAAGATTTAGCGAACCAACTGTATCTTTTGGCACTGCCATATCGAATGTACGACCATTAGTGAATGCTTCAACGACTTGATATGTCCAACCCGTAGGACTTACATCTGGGTCATCGGTCGCTGGTAAATAAACTGTAAATGTGCCACTTGAATTTAATGTGGCGGTAATTGTGTTTGAAATAATAATTTGTCCATAGGCGGCATCAGTAATAATTGCTCGCGGTGTGAAACGGACTTGTCCTGCAATAGCGTTGCCCTCTACGTCAACATAAGTAGCCGTCACAGGAACGACGGTTAAATTCGGTGTGAGAGCCAACGTTAACCCCTTCGATTGTTAGGAAGGAGGCGATATTGCTACCGCCCCCTATCTAACTATTTCTTCGATTTTGTTTTTTCTGCTTTTGGTTCTGCTTCTACTTCTTCGACCTTCTTTTCAGCCTTGGCGGGTTTTGGCTCAGGCTTGCTAGAGGAATCGACAATCTCGATATATCGATTACTTACAAGAGATTTAACATTTCTCCAACCAGAGACATCAACGACATCTCCTACCTGAAGAATGCTTTCACCTGCTTGAAGTGATTTACGAACGCGAGCGAGCATCAGGTCAAATCAATCCATGTGTAGTTGAATGTTGCTGAAGTGTTGTCGATTGGGCTTGCTGCCGCATTTACAAAGTAAAGAGTTGCAGTGTTAGCGCTTGTGATATTTGAACCTGCAAAAGCAAGACCAGTGGTTAGTGCTGGTACATTCACGATTAGAGCGTCACCTGCGGCTGCGCCTGTAATTGTGATTGTTCCTGAGCCTGTTTCCCCTGCTGCGATAGAACCAAGGTCAATTGCGCCAGTACCACTCTTGATTGTCTTTACAACTGTTCCAGATGCTCCGACGGCAAGAGTAGCGGTTGTGGTATCGCCTGTTACCGCTAAATCATCACCTACGGTGACGTCATCGGTAGCAACTAAATCTTCGCCTTCGACTGAAGTTTCAGAAATAAGTGCACCAGCGATTGCTTCGCCCTGTGTAATTCTGTTTGGGTTTGACATTTATTTTCTCCTAAAAATAGAAGGGAGTAGGGATTCTAACTCCTACTCCCTTCAAGGTTGAACTACGCGACGATTGTGTTCCAGAAGTAACCGAGGTCAGAAGCGATGACTTTGTTATCGAAAGCCATTTCTGCTTCAACGCGGTCGGACTTGATGGATTCCATACGGAACTGTGAAGTTCCGATTGTTGCGCCAAGACCACCTGATACACCAGTCCATGAGAAGGTGTAACCAGCAGAAGGAGTCAATAGACCGGGCTGTGGAGCAACGTGGCAAAGGAGAGCCTTCTTACCAAAAGCGAATCCGTATGCACCCGCAGCACCTTCAGCGTTTGTAGCCTGAACTGCCTTAGCAACCATAACTCGAGGAATGTCAAACATTGCTCCGAGCATGTCGGTTGTGATGGTTTGTGAAGATGTGTACTTGATACGGTCTACCAAGTCAGGGTGATTCTTGAGTGACTTGAATACATCGTATCCAAGAACAAGAGTGTTTGCTTCCATTCCTGTGTTACCAAGAATCTCAGCCTTACCTGCTTCGATATCCGCGATTGGGTCAGAGGCAGTGTAATCAGACCACTGCTTTGTCTCGCCTGTGGTTGGAGTACCTGCGACACCAGTTACGTCATCTGCCCAGACACCAGTTGTGAAGAAGTCTGATACGAACTGAAGTTCGCGACGGAGCATCAAACGGCGAGTTACGAACTCTGCCGCTTCACGAAGTGGGTTCAATGGAGCATCTGCGTTAGCAAGAGTTTGGTCATCGACATCTTTGTGGAACGCCCATACATCGCATGAGTATGTTCCTGTTGAGATGTTGTAACCGCCACCAGCAGACTCAGTACCCGGAGCGCGGCGTTGAGCCTCGTCACGGAACCAGTCATTCTTGGTGTATGTGAAGTACTTATCGCTCTTCTTATCGACAGGAATTACTGGGAATACCTTGTCAGCGATAAAGTTGTCTTGATTCTGTAAGTACGCAACAGAGATGTTGGTAAGAATCGCGTCAACGTGGACGGAATTGATATTTGGCTGTGGCATGTGTAGTTACCCCTAGTTCGCTCTCGTTGGGTTAGCGCAGTTAACAACAGCAGTAAATACAACATCTGCTGCACCTGCGGCAGTAACAGCCTGAGCAACAACGTACTGAGTTGTATCAGTAGTTGCAATCTTGTCTGCTTTACCTGCGGAACTTACGCTGAGGAATGCTGGAAGAGTGATTTGTTCTGAAGCGACGAGTTTTGTTCCACCGACAATTAGCACTTCTGCTTCTTGGTCGGCTAGTGGAGCATTTTGTAGTACGCCAACTGGTACATCGGTGATAGCGGTGATAGCCGCTGCCTTGCCGTTGTTATCCAACTTGACGAACTGGTACTGCTTTGCGGAAAGGTCAGCCGCCGCTACGAGCGTGACCTTTACCGAGTAGTTACTAAATTCGTATGCCATGGATTAGGCACCTTTCTCGGTTAGGTATTGGCTGTAAAGTTCAGGGTTTGCAGTTGCTACGTTAGCCAATGCTTCAGCGAAGGATTTCGCTGTTCCCTGCTCAACGGCTGACTTTGCTAGAGCGGTCATACGACCATAAGCATTGTCAGTATTGACTTCTGCGGATTTACCAATTTCCGCAAAAATGTTTGCCGATTCAGCCTGAGCATTGACGGACGAAAGAACATCCTCAAGACTCTTAGCCAATTCGGAATCTATGCTGGTCAAGCGACGGAGTGCTGGACCGACTTTTTCTGCATCGAGACTGAGATTTGACCAGCCCTTTGCTTTTTCAATCGCCTCTGCATCCGCACGAGCATCGCGTTCCTTTTGGAGTTCGGCTGTTGCTAGTTCGGCTTGCTTGCGGAGATTTTCAATCATCTTGACTACTGGCTCAGGTGCCGATTTGAGGTAAGCCTCTTCGGTATCTTCTGACTCTTCCCCTACTTCGATTTCAACTTTCTGTTTTTCCATTTCAGAAAGTTTCATCTCGAGGTCAGCAATTTTTTTCATTGCTTCCTCTAGGGTCATTTCAGCCTTTTCGACCTGCTCATCAGTAGCCGTAGGGTTTGTTGCCTCCATAGTGGAGTCCTCCTCGGTGAGCGTTTCGTCAAGCACCCTCTGAACTTCAGATTGGTCGGCGGCTTTCATTACTAGCCACCCTTCGTGTAGATGAGCAGGATGGTCGACCCCGCTCGTTTCTTCTATGGCTAAATTGACCATTTTGCGTGTTTTCGCCAAAAGTCACTCCTTACGAATAGAGACCTTCTACTAGCAGGTGCTAAATAGTGAGTCTCGAGTCTTGACACGCACAGAATACCATAAGTGTAATTTGTCCGTTTTGGGAGGTATGGGCAGAATCGCCCAAAATCGCTTATTGCGCTGTAAGGATGCGAGTTTTTGCTAGGGCTTGAATCAGATTGGTTGAGACCCACATCGAGAATGGGTTTTCATCTTCCCAGAAACGAGCGATACGAAAGTGGTAATCATCGGCACCGTCCATTTTCTCCCAAACAAAATATGCTTGAGAATCATCTGGAAGAATCACGCGGATTCCAGCATGTCCGGGCGGTGTACTAACTCGCATCACGATTAAATTCATTGATTCAAGAATCTTGATGGTGTCATCAATGATTGTTGCCATGTTAACGCTGTGTCGGTTTAATTGAATAAGGGCTGATGAAATCTGTTCGTTGACTTGCTGTTATCTTGGGTGGACGCAGAATATCCATGTCATCCATGGCTTCCATGTCATCATCATCATCTTCGAACTCACCCTCAGAATCATCTTTGCGTCTGCGGTGTTCGCCATGCAAGCCTTGTGAATCTGTGTATTCACCTTCGGACTCATCTGACCAAGCGCCATGTGAACGCTGGTCATGATTTCCGTGTTTGGCTAAATTAGAATTTTTTTTTAGTGTTGACATCTTGTGACCAACTTGAGTCTCTGTTGGTTCACCATCGCGATACAACTGAATCAAAACAGCAGGGTCATCTTTTTCGCCTTTAATTTTGAAACTTGAATTAGGAATATCTAATGTCCCGTAATCCATAACATGAATAACTTTTCCTCTAGCAGTTCCGCCTGAAGAATCCCAAGAAACCATGTCGCCCTCTTTGACTGATAGAGCCTTCTTCATAGCCTTATCGCGTTCACGCAAAGCCGAGAAAACAGCACGAGCACTTGAGCCTCTAAGAGAACGGATGCCGTCTGATTCGACTTTATCGCGAACTATTTTGTATTCAGCGCTGGATAAATCCTTTAATTCTTTTGCTCGTAATTCATCGAGCATCTTGGCTTCTTTAGCGCTCATTTTCAACCTTTTTCGGTTTCTTCTTGGACGGTTTCATAATTGTATCAACATGGACATCGTTCACCGTCGGTTCGCTTTTTTCTAACTCATCTTCTATTTCGACATATAGACGCTCTGCCTTACCACCAATAGAATAACCAAGAATCTTTCCTGCCTTGACTAATTCCCAAGCCCAAGGTTCCCAGATAACACCTAAGAAAACCGTATTAGGTGGATATGTGTGATTCATTTGTTCACCTGATGGCATGGTAACTGGAACGGTTAAAGAATATGGGAAAGCCATAACTTCAACCCATTCACCAGCAACTACATCACGGTTATGTTGAAGTCTGATACGTCGGTCATCTGAACGAACATAATCCCAAACCGCCTTTTGCAATTCATCTGAATCTGTCCACTCTCCATGGGCATCGACGATATCTGGGATATACATAGCGCCTAGTGTGTAACGCTTCTCGCCCTCAGACTTTGTAACTTCCCATTTACCAACACGCTTATCTTTGCTTTTTTCTAATTCGTCTACACCACTAAGAATTTGTGCAACTAAATCATCGTATTCATCACCAGCCCATTCATTAACTGGTGAAAGCATTGCACCCGCTGGTGCTTGTTTTAATTCTTCAACAATTTTGTCGTAATCTTCTTTGTTCTCAGATGGAAACCCTGATTCCTCAAAGGTTTTACCGCTCGCGGCAACCATCATCATTTTGTGAGCGAGGTCAGCGCTTATCATTCTGTCTCCTTCTTCAAGAACTTATTCCAAAGGTCACTATCTTCAACTTGGAAATTAGTTCCTTGTCCTCTGCCGATAAGTTTTGGAGTTCTAGTTGAGTTATCCCAAAGGCTAACTGAATCGAATAATCCACCTTCAATTGCTTGACGTAAAGTACCTGATACGGCTCTATGGGTCGAGCGTACAACTGTTTCTGGAACAAAGCGCTTTGTTGAACCCAAGGCTCTCGCAACACTTCTGTCCCAAGCAACATCTGTAGGAATTGTTACATAGACACCATTGACTTTATATCCTTGAGTGCGGGCTTGCTCAACTTTGCTCGATAGGTTTGCGATATCTGAATCGCCTGTTCCATCGAGAACAATATCTTGTTGATTAGAAATTGCTTTTGCTTGAACTGCTTTGGCTAATAATGAAGATTCTTCATGCGAGAATCGGGCTGCATTGAAGAAATCAGCATCATCACTATCGCGCATTCTTGGATTCTCTGGTAATAATTCCTTGAGGTCATCAGCGTTGATATGAACGGCTTCTGTTTTATCTGGAGTATCAGTTACGCCAGATTTTAAGAATGTTGTTTTGCCAGATGACGGACCTCCACCCAACATGTAAAACGTTGGTTCGGCGGATTCTGGAACTCCATCGACTGCCCGTGTGACGATTTGTGAATGGAGCAATCTGCGCTCTTCTGTTAAACGAAATCCGCCTTGTCCATCTGGTTCAAGATGATGCCATAAGGAATCTTCAGGAGTGTAGGTTTTGCCTTTGAAGGTTGCACTCTCAGGCATTCCTGCCTTGTATCCACCAGTGGCGTTCGGATTGATAACTCGACCATCAGCGTCTCTTTTAATACTTGGGATTCGACCGCTTGCAATAGTTTCAGCGCGACCTTGTGCCCAGTTTCCATGTGATGCTTGGTCGTGACCTTCTCCGCCTTCATGTTTGAAGAATTCGCCGGGTTCTAAGAATCTTGCTTTCTTGGCATCAATGGCTTGACCTTCGATACCTTTAGATTTAGTCCAAGCCAGAGAAGCATCGAGAGCATCTTTGCCATTAACATCTAATCTATAAACAGGAAGTTTTGCTCCGTCATTATCTAATGCGAAAGCAACTGAAGCAGCCCATGTATGGTGCCCATCAATGACGTATCCATCTTTTGAAATTAGAATTCTTTGTTGGTCAGGAATTGCTCCCGCTTGACGATAACGTTCATAGATAGCGCCAGAGCGAGAACCAGAAATTTCTTTCTGTATCGGCTTTAATGTCTTAGGGTCAATATCCTCTTCAGTCATATTGATTCCTTGAGCCTTCAAATCGTTGAGGAACTCAGGACGTCTTGAGGCATCAATCTGTGGCATATCTTTGCGAGCAATTCCCATACCTTCATCGCCGAAAAGAAGTGTGCCCGAAACTTTAATTTCTGTAATGTCAGGATGGTCTGAACGCTTCGCCATTTTCATGAATAGCGAAGAAACGTTATTCGATTCAACTTCTGGGTGTTGTCCATCGAGCATCTGTTGAACAATCTGGTCTGCCCATGCACCGTGTGTTTTTTGGTCGTGCTTACCCTCGTTGTGTTTTTCAACTGCTCTTTCAGCCTCAGCGACCATGGCTTCAGCCCATGCGTATCCAGCATCGCCACCCCATGCGTCCCATGCAACTCGACCACCGCTCGGATATCCGTCCTCACCTCGAGAGAATCCTTTTGCCTTCTTATCGACCTCATGGCGTGAGAAGAAAGACTTCATCCGCTTCAAGGTCTCAAGTGAGATTGATTCACCACGAGCCAATTGACCTGCACGAGTGCGCCCAACGCTTGTAAAGCCACTACCAGCCTTGCCCTCTTCTATCCATGCCAGCGCTCTCTTGGCAGCCTCTCTAACGGGCTGTGGAGGCGTATATGAGGCTTTTGAGAAGCGCTCAATCTGACGTAGGCGGGCTTCAGCCTCTCGCCTTGTATCGTAGGAGCCAAACTTGCGATTCATTTCTTCGTTATAGACGACGTATTTACCCTTCTCGCGTCTAATAGTCTTTTCCAAAATTTCAGGCTCAATCCGCATTTCGTATCCATCTACGGTGAGAACTGTCTTGATATCGCCAAAACTTGTATTGCTCTTGTTGATTACATCGACGATTATCTCTTTAGGTAAGGCGCTAGAGAACTTATGTAAATCAACGCCTTCGATTGAATCTACAAGAATCTCGTACTCATCCCAACCATCTTGAGGACGGGTCATCCCTCTACGACCCATTTCGTTGAGAATCAGGTGATGAACTTCGATAGCCGACGGCGTAGCGGCAGATTTGTGAATACGCTCATGGAGCGCAAGTAATTTCTCAGCGCTCAGGTGTAACAATTTAGGTGCGATATCTGCCATAGATGATAAGGATACGCTATTAAATTACTACTCTGGTTTATTGTTTTTAACTATGGTGAAAAGTTTGTCGTAAATCTTTTCCTCATCTTCAGGCGTTGCCTTGTCAATATTCATAAATTGAGCAAGTTTTTCCCACTCGGTATAAGCCTCGCGGATAGCCTTGAGTTTTTCTTCTCTGTTCATATCACCTCAAATCTTACCATGGTTAGTTATTTTTTGCTGGACGCTCTCGAACTGTGCCGTCATAGACCAAGCCATCGCCATCGCGGTCAATTGGTCCCGCTAGCAGGTTTCGACCTTCAGCCGTTAAAGGCATCGCATATTGGAAATTCTTGTACTCCATCAGGCGCTTGCCATCCCAATCCCATTCGCCATTTGAATCTTTCGTGCGTCTATCCCACCCAATTGAAGCGAACTCAGCAGGGAATGGGAAATCATCGGCTAGTGGGTCTTTTGTCTTTCCAGAAGTTTCGTCATAGGCTCTCGAAAATATAGATTGAAATTCTTTTTTACCTTCTGAACTTAAATTCTCTTCGCTACTTCTGTAGGCATTACGCATCGAGCGCATATTCCAATCTACATATTGAGGCTCCCAGTCAAATCCTGCTCTTGCCCAGTGTCGAGCACCATCTTGCAGACCAGACATAATCTTTACATAACCCATACCTTGAGCAGTGTAGTAATCCATTGAATTACTGATGAAGTCTTTACCAAAGCCTTTGCCTTGATATTCGTCCTCTAAATCAAACCATTTATGCTCAACATTCCAAGTATCTCCTTCTTTGAAGAAGAGACGTTCGAAGCGACCGATACTCATACCATCGGCATAAATTTCACCTTCGACTGAGATACCCTCGCTATTGGTAGAGACGTTTTTAGTTTCGCTATAAATATCGTATTCATTTCCATCTTCTTCAGTAACAGTAATTCTTGAATCGAAAACTTCCGCGAAAGAATCGACGTATGATTCGGCAGACTGACCAGTGCCGTATTGTTCATTTCTCAAGTCATTGAGCATATTTCGATTATCACGAACATACATAGCAATAGCCGCTTGTTGCTCTTCGTCGTAAAAATTGGCTTTTTCTTGCTCTGTGGCTTCTCTACCTTCTTTAGCCTCAAAGTCTGCTACGCGGTCTTGAAAATTTGAATCTAAATTTGAGTACTCGGTCATGGCATCATATTGCTCGCCATCATTGGAAACAAACTCTGCTAATTCGTCATCGTCAGCAGTTGGAGCGCCTTCCATAATGCTATCTAAGTCAGCAGTGCTTGGACCGCGACCTTCCCATCGAGAGATGCGCTCAGATTCCTCAGCACTATATCCGCCTGAAGCCCAATTGCCGTGACTTTTTTGGTCGTGACCCGGACCGCCTTCATGCTTTAGGACTGGTTTCAATCCGAAAGCAAAACGAATTACTTGGGTTTCGCCATCTTCTCCCAGAGAACTTTTGCGTATTCCCTCAACTCGTCGTCCGTCATATCGGCTATGTTGTTTGGAATCTCCGATACCTGAATCTCTTCTTTTTCCGACATTTCCTGTTCCTCCTGTTTCGATTTCTGCAAAGTTAGCGACATCCCATATAGATATCTGGTCACGCTTGACCCCTACAGAAATAGCCCTTTCTCTGTCCTGAATGTTTTCAGATACGTCAAGATAAACCTGACCATCTGCCTTATTGTGCCATAAACCTAGGTAGTTTTTCCCCGTTGCAAGGTCAGCCTTATTGCTCTTCATATACTGGAAGAGAATCTCTGGACCACGCTCGGCATCATAGAAATCATCGGCTTTGACGATACGCCCATACTTCGAGCCTTTGGCAACCATGTATCCAGTCGTAGGCTCGGAGCCATCGACCATCTTGACGGATAGACCGCCATTCTCACGAACTCGGTCAATGATGCTTGAGGCTACGGCAGGGTCTAGCGATACGCCTTGCGCCCAATTGCCATGGCTCTTTTGGTCGTGACCTTCTCCACCCTGATGCTTGAGAGTTGGCTTTAGACCGTAACTGAATCGAATTGTCTCTATCATGCGTAGTAATCCTCATAGGTCATCTCAGAATAGATATCTGCATACTTCTCGGGCGGTATGAGTTTTATAGTACAACGGCAGTGAGGATGCGCTATTGGCTTTTCCAGCCCATTAGAGAACACATCAAGCCATCCGACAGTCTCTCCATCCAACTCAGCGCAGACAGGGCATGTACGCTCATCGTCAGCGGTAATCCACATCTTCATCGAATCTGGGTCTACAAATCCTTCTTTAGCCGCTTGCTTCCAACTCTCCAAGCGTCCCTCATTTTGAGCAATCTGTATCTCGGTGCGAGCAATCATCGTCGCTCTTTTGCTCTTGAGGCTATCGGAATACTTTGTCGCCATATCTGAAGCGCGAGTCATAGCAGTAGTCTCTTTCATTCCGTTAGCGACTAATCTGCGATATTGATTCTTCTCATACTTAGTGACGGCTTTTGCCCATTTAGGATGAAGCCCAACAACATTCTTGATTCGCTTCGCTGTGGTTCGATAATCCACTTTGTCATTGAATGCCTCAATGATTATCTCTCGAACTGATTGACGGGTCATGTCATCAATAGCAGTGA